GGGCAGTATAAGCCCTTTGACCACCAGAAGACTACATCGTCATTTATGACTATGAACAAGAAGTCTTTTTGTTTCAACGAACAGGGTACAGGCAAAACCGCATCTGCAATATGGGCTGCTGATTATTTAATAACTCATGGAAAAGTAAACCGTGTGTTAGTAATCTGCCCTCTATCTATAATGGATTCGGCATGGCGTAATGACCTATTCTCGTTTGCCATGCACAGAACTGTAGACGTAGCGCATGGGAGCAAAGAGAAACGTAAGAAGATAATCAACGGTGGTGCAGAGTTTGTAATCATAAACTATGACGGCGTAGAAGTTGTCAGCGATGAGATAGCAAACGGTGGCTTTGACTTGTTTATTGTAGACGAAGCTACGCACTACAAAAATGCACAAACAAAACGATGGAAAACACTTAACAAGCTAGTAGGAAAAGATGACTGGTTGTGGATGATGACAGGGACACCTGCCGCGCAGTCACCTTTAGATGCCTATGGTCTAGCTAAGTTAGTAAATCCTCTGAGTGTTCCAAGGTTTTTTGGTTCTTTCAGAGACATGGTGATGTGGAGGATAACGCCTTTTAAATGGAAGCCGAAAGATACCGCACAGTCTACTGTGTATAGCTGTCTGCAACCTGCAATTCGATTTACCAAAGACGAGTGCCTCGACCTGCCAGACATGGTGTACACAAAACGCAAGGTAGAAATGACTAGGCAACAGACAAAGTACTATGAAAACCTACGTAAGAAAATGATTATGCACGTAGCAGATGAAAGTGTCACTGCTGTCAATGCTGCTATAGTACTAAACAAACTGTTACAAATATCATCTGGTGCTGTGTACACAGACGACAAGGAAACAATAGAGTTTGATATTTCCAACAGGTACAAGGTGCTGAAAGAAACCATAGACGAGAGTAGTCAAAAGGTTTTGGTGTTTGTCCCATTTAGACACGCTATAGATTTGTTAGTAGGTAAGCTTACTCGTGACGGGATAACGTGTGGCATCATACGAGGAGATGTTTCTGCGAACAAAAGAACTGAGTTGTTTGACAGGTTTCAAAACACTTCAGACCCTCAAGTACTAATAATACAACCACAAGCCGCAGCACACGGAGTCACGTTGACAGCAGCGAACACTGTTGTGTGGTGGGGACCAACATCGTCGCTAGAGACATACGCACAAGCAAACGCACGTGTCCATCGTTCTGGTCAGAAGCACAAATGCACTGTTGTGCAGTTGTATGGGTCGGGAGCAGAGCAGCGGATATACCGTATGCTAGATGACCGAATCAACGTCCATACAAAAATAATAGAATTATATAAAGAAATACTTGACTAAGTAACGTTTGATAACTAAATACTAAGTTATAACATGAATGGAGACAAAAATGACTGTTCCAGTAGAGAAACTAGTGAAAGCGTACATTAAGATACGTGAAAAGCGGAGCGAGTTATCAGCTAAGTTCAAGGAAGAGGAATCTAAATTGGACTCAAAAATCGATAAGATCAAACGTGCACTCTTAGGCCATTGTAAAGAACATAACGTTGAGAGTGTCCGTACATCGGAAGGTATCTTTTTTAGAACTGTTAAACAAAGGTTTTGGACTAGCGACTGGGAGCATATGTACAAGTTTATACGAACACATAATGTCCCTGAGTTTTTTGAGAAGCGACTTAATCAAACCTCTGTAAAGCAGTTTTTACAAGACAACCCTGATCTTATACCAGAAGGGCTTAACGTAGATTCCGAATACGTTGTATCAGTGAGGAAGAAATGAGCGAAGATCAAACAAAGAAGCAATACGTTGATATAAACGTAATTTCTGAATATTTTGGTATATCAAAACAAACAATCAGTAAGTGGGTTCAGGCAGGTAATATACCTGACAACACCTATATAAAAGTTGGCGATACTTACCGCTACAATCTTGAAGCGGTAGAAAAAGCCTTGGTAAAGCGTACCCAAAGTGAAGATACGGAGGTCACTTAGTGTCTAGTACAGCGTTTGCTGACAGCGCGGTAAACCAAATTAGTTTGGGAGACCATGCGTTCCGTCAGTCACTACATAGTGGCAAGGTTAATCTAAGCAAAGGTTCTTTGAACACTGTGATAGTAAACGCTGCAAAGTTGGCTCGTACCTATTATAAAGATGAGTACGATCCGAAAAGTCCATCTGCCCCAACATGTTGGTCGCCAGATACGCAAGTCCCATCTCTTGATGTGCCGACAGAACAGAAACAATCTACCCGATGTATGGACTGTCCACAGAACATCAGAGGATCAAGCGACGGCGGTGGTCGCGCTTGTAGGTATTCTCAACGCCTAGCTATCCTTCTGGAAGGGCAGATGGACACAGTATACCAAATACGTTTACCTGCCACCTCTATATTTGGGCGTGCCGTAGATGGTAATATGGGTATGCAAGCTTACGCTAAGTACCTACAGAAACATAAGACTTCATCTATATCTGTTATTACCCAGATGCGTTTTGACACAGATAGTACTGTGCCGAAACTGTTCTTCAGAGCAGTACGTGCTCTTGATGAGCAAGAGCTTCAACAAGCGTTGGAGCAAAAAAGTAGCGATGCTGCAAGCATGGCTACACTACAAGGAAGTCCCAATAGATGGGATGACGAACACAAGTCTCCGTTTACAGCAGTAGACGGTTTTACATATAACAAAGGAGAATACTAATGGCAGAAGCCAGACCTATGCACTTGATTAAAAATGTCGAGGCAATGTATCCACGTTTGGATCAAACTTATAGATACGACAGAAGTATCCCACCGAAAGGTAAAACTGTACCTTGCGGCCCAACAGAAGAAAATGCGAAGTTTGAAATGGACTTCTGCATGACCGAAGCGCAGGCAAAAGAATTATATAAAGCTATGGTAGCTGCATATAAGGAAGAGGCGTCTGCTGACTGGCCTGCTATGCCCAAGCACACAGACGTGTTTGAGGTAGATATGGACGGCAAGTACGTTGGGTCAGTACAACTCAAAGGGCAGTACTCTGGAAAGCTAACAGACCCACCATTGCATGTAGATGCAAAGAACAAAAAGCTACCACCCTCTTTTAAACTTACTCATGGTAGCACTATAAATATTGGTGTGGTTCTTGTGCCTTACAATATGAGTACGCACGGAGTGTCCTTGCGGATCAAAGCGGTACAAGTTTTATCAATTGCTGAGAAGAAACAGTACTCTCCGTTTGAAGCACAAGACGGCTTCTCTGCGGAGGATAGTGATGCCTCATCTGTCTTTGAAGATGCAGTTGATTCTGCACCTGTTGAATCAGATGAGATACCCGAACCGAAGAAGGTCACCAAAAAGAAAGAAGGAGCTGCTCCTCCTGCTGACGAGGCTGACCTTGCGGCTCTTGTTGAGGATTGGGATGACTAAGAAGGTAAGGGGGAACTTCTTATCCTAACATTAACAAGAGAGTTTCGTGGTGAGGTAGACTCCTATCAAACCTCACCACGATTCATTTTGGAGCAGCAACAATGGAAACAACAAAATTTTTGCAAAGCGTGCTTGGTGACAGCGGTCACTACTGTATGTTTGCAGCAAGAGGTGACAGAAGAGAACAAAAGTTCTACGACACCGTACAAGAAGTTAAGGACGCAGCCTATAAACTAGACGCAGATGGATTTGACGTTTACTTTGCACTTGCAACTTTTAAAGAACCGAAGAACCGTAAGGGCGACAACGCACACGAACTTAAATCCTTATTCTTAGATTTAGACTGCGGTCCTTCAAAAGAATATCCTACACAACAAGCAGCAGTCGAGGCACTACGTAGTTTCTGTAAACGACTCTCTCTACCCAAACCTACGATGATAAATAGCGGGCGAGGTGTACACGTATACTGGGTACTAACCGAAGCGGTTTCGGCTAGCGAGTGGGTGGTATCAGCAGAAAAGTTAAAGAAGGCTTGTGCAACTAACGGACTTCTTGCAGACCCTGCCGTAACATCAGACGTGGCTCGCATACTACGTGTGCCGAATACGCACAACTATAAGGATAATCCACCTCTGGCAGTGGGCTTGTTTGGTGTAGCTATATCAGAACCTGTTGTGCTGTCTGAGTTTATAGAGAAGCTTGGCGCTACGGATGACACCACTAAGGAGCTAGATCTTGGGCCAGACGCTTTGCAAGAAGCGTTAAACATGAACAAAGAACATTCTTTTAAACTTATTGTGCAAAAAATAATAGCCAAAAATGGGTGTGCACAATTAGAAGAGATCATGAAAAATCAAGGCAGCATTGACGAACCTTTGTGGAGAGCAGGGCTATCTATTACTAAGTTTTGTAGGGAAGGTGAAAAAGCTGCAATAAGCATATCAGAGAAGCATCCTAGTTTTAGCAGAGAGGTGACGCTAAAAAAGTTTGAAGGTATAGAAGGTCCGTATAGGTGCGAAACGTTTAACGAGTTAAATCCAGGACTATGTGATGGCTGTCCTCACAACATCTCTACACCTCTTTTACTAGGTACACGCATAAAGAGCGCAAGTGGGCAAAAGGTAGTGTCAGAGAAAGCTGCTAACAGCGCGAGTAATGTAGCTAGAGAATACGTAATACCACAATTACCGAAACCGTATTTTAACGGAGAGCATGGTGGTATTTACATGCGTGGCAGAGATCAAGACGGCAACCCTGAAGATGTTTCTATATACAGACATACTATGTATGTGTCTCGCAGGTTGTACGATCAGGAAGATGGTGAGCTAATTGTGTTTAGATTGCATCTCCCAAAAGACGGAGTACGAGAATTTACTGCCCCCCTGACTGCTGTGACCTCTAGAGAAGAGTTTCGCAAGTCTATGGCAAAGGAGGGTATAACAGCATCTGGTGGAGAGGTAGGTTTACTTATGGATTATACAAAGAAGTGGATTAGTGAATTGCAACAAACGACGAAAGCAGACGAAGCGCACAGACAATTCGGTTGGGCTGATGATAACATGGATTCTTTTGTGCTAGGGGACAAACTTATTAGGGAGGATAAGATAGAATATAATCCATCTGCACCTTCTACGGCTAGTTTGTTTCACGCCTTTGGAGAAAAAGGTACAAGAGAACGGCACGTAGAAATGTTAAACTTCTACAATAAAGACGGATGGGAGCTACATCAGTTCAGTGCTTGCGCAGGTTTCGGCTCAGTCCTGATGCCGTTTACTGGTATGAATAGTTTAGCCATACACCTAACAGGAACTTCTGGTGTGGGTAAAACAACTGCACAAATGATGGGGTTAGCTGCGTGGGGTGATCCTTGGGATATCATGTGTCGTCGAGAAGATACTCACAATTCTAGGATGAACAGAGGCGAGATGTTAAAAAACATACCTCTTGTGTCAGATGAGATGACTGAAATAACACCTCAAGAAGCATCAGAATATTTGTATCAAATGACTGGTGGTAGACAGAAAAACAGGATGTCACAATCAGGCAATGCAGAAAGGTATCGCGGCAAACCGTGGGAGTTGCTAGCTATGAGTTCTGCTAACTCTAGTATGTGGGATATTGCATCCTCACACAAAGCAAACTCTGAGGCAGAACTACTACGCCTGTTTGAAATAGCTGTTCCAGAAATGGTTGTAGGGCCAGAAGCAAAGAGAATAACAGACATACTGTTTGAAGATGTACGGAAGAACTATGGTCTGCTTGGTGTAGAATTTATACAGTACATAATGAAGAACAAAGAGAATACTAAAGAGAATATACAGAAGCTACGTAAACGCTTGGATGAAGCCGCAGATCTAAGTTCAAAACATAGGTTCTGGTCAGCAGGCATAGCTGCTACGCTTACTGCATGTTCGATACTGAACAAACTAGGCATAGCAGAATACAACATAAACAAGTTGTTCGATTGGGCTGTAAGGCAAGTCATTCTGGCTAAAGTTAGATTGGGGGAAGCTAAGTCCTCAACATCAGAACTTCTAAACAGCTACATAGCAGAGAAGTGGAACAACATACTTTGGATAGATAGCACCGATGACGGCAGGATTTCTGGGGATACAAGTACTGTCTTTGAAACAAAACTTGCAGACAAAGATCCAAGAAGCTTTATTGTAGCGCGGTATGAACCTGATCTTGAAAAGCTGTATCTGTCTCCTGCACCACTAAAAGAATGGTGTGTTAAAAGTCAGATAAACTTCACCAAGTTTATAGATGATCTGAAGAAAAGATATTACGCAGAGAATAAAAACGTGCGTCTATTCAAAGGCACTAGCATGGGCAAGATACCTGCTGTGAAGCTGTGGGTTTTAAACTTTACCTTGGAAAAAGCAAATGACAGCTCTGAAGAAGGATGAATTAGATCCAGATGGACTGTGTATAACCGTAAATTGGGATGCAATGGACGTAGGTTGGTCGTTCTTTCTTCCTTGTCTTGATGTAGAAAAAGCACAGAAACAAGTAAAAGACATAGAAAAATTAAAAAATTGGAAGTTTAAGACTCAAACTTGCGTCGAAAACAAAAAATTGGGTTTACGTGTGTGGAGAACTGTGTGATATACTATACCTGACAACGTCCTCCAGATGTTGTTCTCCATTGTTATACTGACCCCTACATCTTGTGGGGGTCTTTTTTTAGAAGAGCATACTTACATCATCACCATAGTCTTCTAGATAGCCAACGTAACGATCACGTAGTCTAGCGTTGTAAGTTATACCACGATACTTTTTCTCTTTATCTGACAACCTCTTTTTACGTGATCTGGTTATCGTATCTGTAGTGATCGGGTATTGTGGATGGTCTTGGTTATATTCTTGCATTCGCTGTGCTATTTTATTTAATTGGTCTTGATCCCCATCAAAGTATGCTTTGAAGTACTTTCTTAGAAGTTTACTTCTGCGAGTTATAACAGCACGCTCTGCACCCTTTGCATCTGCGTTTAATTCTAATGTTCTAGAGTAAGCAGCAGGACTGAATCCAAATGCCTGCACCGCTACATGTGCAGGATGTATGTCGCCTATGATCTTATCCCCTGCTACGTTCTCAATACCCTCGTCGTTATAGTATCGCAATGACTTCATGCCATTCTTTATTGCGGCAGGGGCAGCAGCCTCAAACGCACGATAGAACTCTCCTTGACCCATCAACTTGGCTGCACGTTCTGTGTTGAGGTAAACTCCTACAAGCGGTCCACCTAAAGTTTCTATATACTGGTAGAGTAAAGGCATGTCACTTTTGACGAGTGTATCCCTGAATAAAAACTCACCAAGTCCAACACGTGTAGCCACGTTTATACCTGTGAGGTAGTTTACCCCGCCGCGATACGGACCTTCACCTAAATACATACGGACTATACTATCGAGATCATCTCCTTCAACGTCGTCGTCATCAGCAAAAAGATCGTGCAGCATGGAGACTGTGCCATACAAGGGCATACCTGCTACGCCTGCTAACGCGCCTGCGGAGCCGTATATACCTGCCAACTGAAACATAGCCATTCGTTTGGCTTGAGGAGATTGACCTGCTAACGCCTCTCTTGATAGCTTGTGCAATAGCGATAGCATTGTAACGCCGTATTTTTTATACATAAATATAACACGACCTAGGTCGTTTTGCGCAAGTCTCGGCGTTGCGTTTGCTGCTAGGCCACCGTTCATTGACTCAGCATCCTTTACGGCTTCTGCCGCTGCTTCCCTACGCATCATAGGGTCAGCACGTTCCGCTGCACTCATCTTATCTAACGCTAATTTGTAAGAGGCAATCATAGTTACCTCTCTATTTACACGTTCACCGTGATGCAAAAAGAACCCTGATGCTTTGTTGAACTTAGCCCAGAAGCCTGACATGCGATCTATATCTAGTATTTCGTAGTCTAGGGAACGTTTGAACTGTCCTAGATCGATACCAGTTTCTGCAAGTTCTTTAAGTTCTTTCAGATCATCAGATAAATTTGGATCGGTAAAATCAATGTTAGCCATAGACAAAGCCGATTTGATTGTTTTCTCTTCCATAATTGGATTGCCGTCTGCATCGACTTGGTCGGATACGCCTTCGATCTTACGGCTGAATCCACTGCTAAACATAGTCTTTGTAGCATACTTCATAGCCTTCATAGTCTTTGCGTATCCATACTTACCGCCAAGCATAGGCAATACGATCAAAGGTATTTGTGAAAGGTTAATTAAACCACCAGACACGTTGAATCCTAGTGTGAAGTTAAACGCTACACCTGTGAGTGCACGAGACATGCTTGTATGTTTTTGCTTTACGCCGTTGCGCGTAAACCAGTCTAGCTCTTTATACATTGCAGCTTCTGTAGAGCTTACACCAACATCTTTACCTGATCTATCTTTCAACTCTTCCCTGAGCTTGGAGTTGAGTCTGTTAAACTCGGCGTTGTATTCCATCTCAACGATCTGTCGTGTTAACGACTTTGCACGTGTTGATATTGTCTTTATAGCATCTTGACGCGTAGACAAAGCCGCCTTTGCTATGTTCCCTTCACGTCTTCTTCGGAATGATTGTACGTATGAAGTCTCAGGCAGTGTATTCAGGATAAGCTCGCTTACTGCTTCTATAGCCTGTTCTTGTGCTTTAGAAGCTTCTTCACCTTGCGTTGATGCGGCTTGCCCTAGCCTAGTCATTAAGTCGTTTAGAAAAGAACCTTCTGGAGCGCCGCCGTACCATTCTTTGGGTACGCTAACGGTTGCTGTTACCCCCGCAGCCATTTCTGCTATTCTTTCTTTTGATAACCCATCAGTGTTTACGTTAGGGTTGTTTCTGAGCGTTTCGATTCTTTCTTGCCCTTTTTCGCTATTTAGCATGTTGCCTATAACTTCACCTTTTATTTCAGACCAAGCCCTGTTGCGTTGTGCTTCAGACTCAAAAGATTCTGCGTAATATTCCAAATTTTTAGTTACTGGATCGACACCCGTAAAAAATAGCCAGATATTGCCCTCTCTTGTAAGGGGGAAATATGGTTCAATAGTCCCACGCGATGAAAGCCTTGCGTAAAAGTCTCTTAACATGTTGTTTTGCACGCTCTCAGGAATGCCTACCTGACTTAACCTGCTGCGTATAGCATCTTGCAGCTCGCTACGCATGGAACGAAATAGGTTACGTGTCTGTCTATACTGCTTACGTCCTTCGTTACCAACATCTTTATATAAACCGCGTAGGCGGTTGTATATATCCATCAGTTCAGTCTTGCCTTCGTATTCTCGTAAAGCTTGAGCCTCGCTTATTTCAGGATCAACTTGATAGGTTGTACTTTCATTTACAAGACTGTTGAACGTTTCAACCTGATCGGGATGAGCGTTTGCCCATCGTACCATGTCGCCAACTATAGCCTCAGTGCGGTCATAGTTTTCTTGCAACCTACCTGATGCCTTGTTCATGGTGTTATTAATTGAGTCCATTAATGTAGGGCTGAAAAACTTTTTACCTAAATCAACAAGATAATGCAGTGGAGTAGCTCGCAGAGCTATTGTCTTGCCAAGATTGTATCCGCTAGACGTACCGCCACGAGTTTTGTCTTCTAGCCATGCCAACATCTTGTTGCCTTCACGTGCATCAAATATAGGGCCGTTCATTAAAGCAGCGTTTGTAGCGTTGCGTGCATCGATAGGATCGTTAGCAATATTATACATTATGTCTGCATTTACATACGCAGGGGCAGGGGCAAGAAGACCATCAACAATAGCTTCGACTTCCGCTAGTGCAGAGATGTTAGGCTTGCCTTTAATAAAGTTTAAGACTCGTGCAATCTGGCGTCTTACTTGGTCTAGGAGTGAGCCTTTAGCTCCTGTCAGTCTTATAGCCGCTAGTTGTTTTTGAAACTCGGGGTTGCTAAATGCTTCAGCTATAAACTCAGATGTGCTTCTAGATCCGTATGCGCTAGGTAGAGCATCAGAGATCTCATCAAATATCTTTTGTAGTTGTCTTACCGCAGGCTTATTAGGGTTGTTAGTCATCTCATTAATCGTGGCTGCGTGCATCATCTCGTGCATGAGCGTATGACCAACAACTTCTACATTTTCGTTAAGAACTATGGTGTTTGTTTGAGGATCAAACGCACCTGACACACGACCCCCTGGAACGTTTGCAAACATAACACGAGTTGTCCCCACGAGACGAGACAAAGCTTTTGCCATCTTTGCTATACTTGGGTTCGGCGCTGACTTGGCGTAATTGCGTAGTGCATCTGTGAGGTTATTGTCCTCAAGCATTGTCATTGTAACAGGATCAAGTGGTAGGTTTAAACCGATAGTGGCTTCAGCTTCTAAGCGACTATAGTTAGGGTCAAACCCTCGTAGCAGCTCTGCTTGTGCTTTCTCACCTTCTACAAAACCATTATAAATTTCATCCAATTCTTTTTTGTTTGCTGCTCTACGCAGTTGTGATATCTCTTCTGCGCTATACTGCATATCATCTTTTAAATATGCTTCAAATTTAGTTCGACGCATACGCGCACGTTTTGCGTTCTTTTCTTTTGTTCTCTTACCTGAAAATATTTGAGCAGTTAGTTCTTCAACTTCTTTTTTGTCAAACTCTTCTATAGCTTGTTCTAGCTGTTTTGGTGAAAGCTCTTCAACACTAGCAACTTTGCGCGTGCCGCCTTCTGGAGTAGCTATTCGCACATTTTTTAGTACAAAGTCTGAAAATGCTACTCTTCTTGTTTTTACATCATCTAATCCAAGTTTAGATTTTTGGTTAAGAGAAGCTTGAGGCTTATTCCTTAGAAATCTTTGAAGCTCTTCTGTCCTGTTTGATTCAGGAGTTACATTCATCCCTTCTGGGATACTTACAGCTTGGTTAAGTCTGCTTTGTGTCGCTACTTCTTCTATTGCTCGGTCTTCTGATTTAGTCTCTCTCGCTTCTTGCGCCGCTTCATTCTTAGCTTGCCTAGCTTCTTCTTTACTTATCGCGCTACGTCGTTGTTTTCTTGTTGCGTCGCGTTGTGCTTTTGCTTCTGGAGTTGACTCCTTTGGTGCATACTTAGCTACATACTTGTCTATACGAGTTGATAGATTTTTATTTTTTTCTTTTATACTTTTTGAATACTCTATTAGCTTTTCAAATATTCTAGCTACATCTGCACGTTCAGAGTCTTTGTCGTTATTTGCAATAGAGTCAGCTAAACTATTTTTTGCAACTTGATAAGCGCCTACACCCTTACTAATACCTAACTCTTCTAGCACTTCCATCGTCGGAATAGCAGGCGTTGCAGTAGATTCAGGAGTGCGCGTGTCGAGTTCTGCGTCTTGACTCTGTTGACGGTCAACGCCTTCAATACCTGTAATTGGTATGTTGGGTCTAGTACGAACTCCATCTAGCCCTCCCATGCCTAGCATGTCTCGTATCTTAGAAGCACGTATACCTAAAAGCTTACGTTTTACTTTTTTAGATGTGCTTTTCTTGAATAAAGGTGCTAGTTCAGGATCTGTATCTATAAAGTCTCGTATGTATGTTTTCTCAGAACCAGAAAACCCAGACCCTCGCTCTACTTCTATTTGCTTTTCTTGAGCACGAGCCGCTGCTTTTGCGTCATTAATCTCTTGTTGATCTAATATGGCACGTTCGTCTACGGCATCGTTAAAATCTAACTCACCTTGTCCTTCAGCTTGTCTATCTAAAGATGTTATCTCAGTACCAAAATGGATCTCATCTCCGTAGATGTTAGTAGACTTATAAATTTCTATTGGATGTAAGCCAACTTCGGGAGCAGTTGAATAGCTTATCTCAGTGCCAGAGACAGCGTCTCCTGCTTTATTTTCACCGTAGTCCCGTGTGTATACTAGCTGTGCTACTCCTGCTCTATTTTCTACAGGCTCAAATGTGTATAGTCCTAACTCACCTTTTTGGAATAACGATCCAAATTTAAGCATGTCTTCGTAGGATGAATATATAGTTTTTCCGCTTTGTGGTTGTGGTTCAAAACCCTCACCCTCTTTTCTAGGAGCACGAGTTCTTGTTGTTTTGCCACCCTTATCGACAGTATACGTAGAACCACGGGCTGTCGTAAAACCTAATGTATTGGGCTGTTTTCCTGCTGCCATATTAGATGGCTTAAAATCTGACTCAATTGTGTCCACTCTTGTTCCGTCAGATGATCTAGCGTCGGGGGAATCTTGATCTCCACTTCCATCCCCTCCTTCTCCATCCACGCCAAGTTGATCACCCTGAAGGCTTGCTCCATCTCCTCCTGGAGTAATTCTATCTCCTCTTGCATCGCCTAAACCTCGCTGCTCTAAAATATTTATAGCTTCTTCTCTAGATAAAAAGGCTCCGTCTTGGTCCTGTACTTCTCGTATTATACTTTGTATGGCATCTTCTCTTGCATCGACAAGCTTTGCTGCTTCTGCTTCTGCTGCCTCAAAAGCCGCTGCTTCAGAAAACTCGCTTTCGTCATCTACAAGATC